TGTAGCGCGCCGGGTGGCTAGGCTGTGCGGCAGGTAGGTCAATCAGCAGCGTCGCGTCAGTCATGCCGCGCCCCCTTGCCGCAATGTGGCGTTTAATTCCTTAGCTTTCGCTCGCGCTTCCTTCGCGGTGCCGCTAAACACTTTAGTCATTGTCCCGCCGTAAGGATCAGGCGTGTCGAGGTCATAAACTCCCCACTTGAAACGACGTTCCATCATGGAGTAGTATTTCAGCACCCGGTATCGTTCGTATGTGTTGCTGCTCACTGCGCGCCGCCTTCCACCGTCCTGTACTCGCACGTCTGCGCCGTCATGTCGCAATGCACGTACGTCACGCGCACGCCAGCGGTGCGGGCCAGCCTGCCGATGGTGCGCCCGTTGTCGTGCCAGATGGCCGCGGGCTGCCCGTCGCGGGAGTCGAGCAACATGCGGGTTGCCGTGTACGCGCTCGTTGTCGTGCTCATGCCCCACCCCCATACGCCGCGTTAAATGTCGGTATGCGTATCTCGTCCTCAAGCGGCGCCATGTTCCCCGACGCCCAACGCGCCCGCGCTTGCCCTGCCTGACAGGTGCAATACTCGTTCGTCGTGCCCTTGACGGTGCCGTACTCGCACAACTCGCAGCCCCACGCCCACGCAGGCGCGGTGCTTGTGGTGCGCGACAACTCGTTGCGCTTGTACGGTTCCCGCTTGAACTCCTTGCTAGTCGTCTTTTGCTGTTTCGCCTGAGCCATAGTCACCTCCCGTAAGAATTCAGTGGGGCGGGCTGCCGCGGCGGGTTGTTGCTGGCAAGCCTCGGTTACGCGCGTCGCACGTCCATCGTCCCCGGCCACTAGCAGCAGCCCACCCCACGCGATACACAAATCAACAGGACGCGGGTAGCGGCTTCTCAATGAATCCCCAGACAAACCGCGTTGCAAGACGGCCAAATTTGTAAACCGGAGTTTTGTCCACGACCGCCCGCGCCCTGTGGTAAACACGTCACTTGCTCCCGTTGCGGCTGTCAGTCAGTGCGCCGAGAACGTCACGCATGGGGATCATGCCGCCCGTCTTGCGCTCTGCCAGTTGTCGCGATGCCGGTAGCAACTTCTCGGTGCCGTCGTCGCGGTTGACAAGCGCGTTGTACAGGTCACGAAAGCGGGCGAGGTCGTTCCCCGGTTCCTCGCTCATGCAAAGGTTCAGCCATCCCATTTGCTGCACAACCTTCGCCGTCGTTTCGTCGTCAAAGCGGGGTTTGCCGTAGCTGCCGATGCGTCGGATTTCCTTCTGCACTGACGCCCACGCTTCACCGTATGTCAGCCGGCCAACGTGGTGTAAGCCGTGCCAGGTGTCGCGAATCTCTGCGACGGTCGGCGGGAACTTGCACGTCGCGATTGCCTGCCCGATAACGGCGCGCAAGTCCTCGACCGGAATATCTGCCAGGTACTTGACGTACACGGCTTGCGTTGCCGTTGACCATTCCGTGTTGGGATAAGCCGCAAACATGAACATCAAAGCCTCGTGCGTTTCTTCGGTACTCAAAGCGTGCCCCCTTCCTTGAGCATTTCCCGCAGCGCCGCGGCGTTGGCGAGTGTCTTGTCAACCTTGGAGACAGGAGCGCCGCGCCCGTTGCCGTTGGCGTAGCCAGTGCTTTTGGGCTGCGGCTTGCTGCCGAACCCATCCCGGCGCCAGTTCTCAAGCGTGCCCAAAACGTAGTCAAGCCGGCGCTTGTTGGCGTTGACTGCAACCTCGAACGACTTGTCTATCCATTCGTCGGGAAACTCGTCAATCATGCCGTGCACCTTTTCGGCCATCAGCGGCGTCAACATGCCAAACCCGTTTCCCTCAATGAGCTTGCAAACGTGGTTATACCTGGGATTCGGCGGGGGGGGTGGCGTGCCTACCACTACTACTACTTTCTTATCTGTCTCTGTATCTGGTTCTGTATGCGTTACGTGCGTTTCCGTGCGTTTCCGTGCGTTACATTGCGTTACACCGTCTGCACTGTCGTTGCCGTCGTTACTTCCGTTACTGCCCGCGTCGCCCGCTTTCTTGTTTTCCCGATGCCGCCGCACCCGTTCGGCTGAATCATCCTCCCGTTTCGGTTGCCGCTTGTCCCATGCGTGGAGCCGCCCGTTTTCATCTATCACGCCCTTACTCAGCATTGCGGCGATCACGGCTTGCACTTCGTTTTCACCAAAGCCGCTAAACACGGCGTATGTCTCGGTGTCGAACTCTTTGACGCTGCCGCGCTCGTCGGCTTGGCTTGCGTGGTCAAACAGCGCCCATGCGACAGCCGAGACGACACCCGGCTTTACCTTTGCTTTTGCTGCGATGACCAACCATTTATTGTCGGTCGGTGCGCCGTGCCATGAACGGAACCAAGATGTCATAAGCTACCGCCTACCCTTGTTAGTCCGCTGCCAAGTTAAACAACATGCCCTGGTTCCGGTCTGCTACTGCTGCATCAAGGTTCCGCTGCGCTGCCCGCCAGTAAGATTCCTTCAATTCGCCCCCGATGAATTTGCGCCCCTCTTTCAGTGCTACATAACCCTCTGAGCCGATGCCGGCGAATGGGCTGTAAACGATGTCACCCGGCGCACTCCACACCTTGACGCATCGCTCAATCACGCCGATTTGCAACGGGCACAAATGGCGCTCGTCGTTCGTCTCGCGCGCCTGCCGCACGTTCAGCACGTCCGTTTCGCGGATGCCAGTATCGCAGCCGTCGCCGTTGTAGTTCGGGCGCCATGTTCCCGGCATGTAATCCGCTGCATACCAGACCGGACGCGCCCACAGAATCCATTCGTAGTTGCTCACCCACCCGCTGTTACTGAGGTGCTGACCGGCTTTAATCGGGACGGGGTTATCTCCTGGCTTGCGGAATTGCAGCAGGTAGTCAGGCAGCGCCGGGTGCATACGGGCGGCGTCATCAACCAGAGATTTGAACATCAAGCCGTGATCTTTGGTTCGCATTGCCTTAAGCTGTGGGTCTTTGTCGATAACCGCTTCGCCGTAGTAAATCCAGCCGTGCTGCTGCATCATGGCAATGATTTTGCCGCGAAAATCCTTAAGCCCTATGTATCCGTCGCGGCCCTTCTGCGCTACGCCCTGGGTAATGTGGATAAACACGTTGCGCCCCGGCATCATGATTCGCATGAGCTTCGACGGCGACATAAGAAACGAGAACTGATCGATCATCTGGTCGATATTCGTCACGTTGCCCATGTCGTGCGGGCTGTTGGTGTAGACGTACATGCCGGGGAATGGCGGGGAGAACACGCACATGCCGACGCTGTTGGATTCGATGTGGTCTATCGTCTTGACGCTATCGCCAAGGTGGAGCTGCCAGTCGGTTCCCTGCGCTAGTTCCTCGCGATAGGCCATTTCCTCGCGCACTGTCTGCGCACCAAGATCGGTATTAACTGCCATGTGATGCACAATCTGATCGAACATATCCATAGCCTGTTGCTCCTTTCGCTCGATATTCGCCACTACCTGACCATCCGCAATCGACGTGATAATGTACACGTTGACGGGGCGCTTTTGCCCGAACCGCCACGACCGCCGCACCGCCTGGTAGTACGCCTCGTAGCTGTGGGAGAGGCCGACAAACACCACATTCGGGCAGTGCTGCCAGTTCATACCGAACCCGGCTATGCTCGGCTTGGTGACGAGCACCCGATGCTCGCCGGCAGAGAATCCCATCATGGCAGATTCTTTGAATTCGGGCGTATCGCTGCCAACTACCTCCACCGCATCGGGGATTGCCTTGGCGAGCGCTGCGCTTTCGTCGTTGAGATCGCACCAGATCAGCCACGGCTCATTGCTGGCATTTACCAACTCTGCCGCCGCCTGTACGCGCGCCTCAAGCGATGCCCGCCGCGCCGCTCGCTGCTCTGCTAGTCCCACCGCCTCGACTGCAAACAATGTCCCCACCTGGAACACGTCCACATCTACGGTTATCGGGTTGATGTGGCACGGCGGGAGAATGAAGCCATCGTCGGAGTAGCCAAGATCGGACGGCTTGCGCAGTGCTACCGACCACGACGCCATCCACTTCCAGAAGTCTTGCTCCGCGTGGCGACGCAAGCGGAATTGATTGCTGCTGTTGCCGTCCTGGGTAAAGAACAGTCCCTTAATTTCGGCTTCCGTCATGATGCCAAAGAACTCCGCATGGTTGATTAGTTCAACCAGGTCATTTGGTGCGGGCGTCGCGCTCGCCGCCAAGCGGTAAGGAATGTCTTTGGCGAAGTCGGTAATTTCGTGTCGCATCATGCCAAACTGCGCTTTTAGGATGCTCGATTCGTCCAGCACGATCCCGCCGAACTGTTCCGGCTGAAAGTGATGCAATCGCTCGTAGTTGGCAATGTTGATGCCTGGACGCACGTCGCGCCCTGTCTTGCAGATGTGGACAGGGATACCGAACTTGTCACCCTCACGCGCCGTCTGCTGCGAGACGGCAAGCGGCGCGAGAATCAGCACGTTCTCGCCAGTGTGCAAGTACACCTGATGCGCCCATTCGAGCTGCATCGGCGTCTTGCCGAGGCCACAGTCAGCAAAGATTGCTGCCTTACCCCGGCGCAGTGCCCACCTCACAATATCCCGCTGAAAGGGAAATAGCTTATCGTTAAGTGCTGCGCGGTCAATCTCGAAGCCTGACGGCTGCACTGTGATTCGTTTACTCTGGATAAATGCGTCATAGTCCATTAGCTTTCTCCTTTGCCTACCCCTCATACCTTCCATCTCTCGCCCCCGCTAACGCCGCCTTCGCCTCGCCCACCGTCGTGCGTATGTCCGCGCAATAGTGGCGGGTGTTGGCGGTACTGTTGCGGATGTCGTTGAGCGCCTGCCGCACCAGTTCGTGATTACCCGTTGCCGCCGCCTGTAGCCCGATTTGCGCCATTGCGTCGATGTCGGCGTGCTGCTTGTCCATCTTGCGCGCCCATCCGTCGATACTCGCCAGCCGCACAAGCGTATCGGTGAGTACCCCCGCGGCCTTGTAGGGCCACGGTGCGGGCTTGGCGGCGTTGGTCTTGGATGATTGCTGCGACGTGGGGCGCGGCATCTAGTCCTCGAACTCCTGCACGCTGACCTGCTGCGCCCGCTGCTGCAAGTAGGCGATGTGCTGCTGTTTGTGGCGATTCCACAGGTACGCCGCCCGAATCAGCATGGGCGTGCCACCGGCCACGAAGAACGCCAGTGCTTGCAGCGCCGCCGCCATGTTGACGAGCGCGAACCACGCCAGCACGCCCGCGACACCGACGACGACAAACCCCGCAATCCACAGGTGATCCAGCG